GACAAATGGAGATGCTTCTCCTTCTGACATTTCATTTGGAACTGGAGATGGATCTGATGTTGCAGATTTAACTGGAACTGAAGAGGCTTTAACATTAGCCAAAATTGACGATGCCGTAACTCAGGCATGGCAAGATGGCGGTAAGCCTCGTGTTTTGGTCTGCGATGCCACGAATAAGGCAAATATTTCTGACCTCAGTCAGGCAGGAACAAATCTTGTAACAAATCAGGTGAACACAACTCAGGGTCAAGCCCCTTCATTTGTGGGTGCAACTTCTGTTTACTTAACAGACTTTGGAACTCTTGAGTTAACACCTTCAAGATTTATGTCTAATGACAAGTTATTTGTTGTTGATCCTGATCACATAAAGATCGGCACACTCAATGGCAGAAACTTTACAAAGACAACATTAGCAAGAACTGGTGATGCAATCAAAGAGCAGATCATCACTGAGTTTGTCTTGATGCCAACAGCACCTAAAGCACATGGTGCGGTTATTGGTTTATCAGGTGCTTAATAACTAGCGAAGAGAGGGCGATTAATTTCGCCCTTTCTATTTATAGGGGAAACAATGTCTAGACTATTATCAAGTAATCCATATTCGCAGAAAGAAACTTTTTGGCATGACAACAACGATGGCACTTACACCATCGAGACAAAACAACATATTAAAGAAGTTTTGGAAGCCAACAAAAGAAAAGCCAATGACTACGAAAAAGGATCTATGATTGGTAACACGCAAAGACACTGGCAACACGTTGCCGAGATACCAAACAATTTATATCTAGAACTTATGCAAAAGTTTGGAGATCCAACAAATAACCCTGAAGCCTCTAAGAAGTGGAAGCGGTGGCTTAACGATAGTGATAACAGATTTTTTAGAACTGGCGGAGGCTCGATGTGAGCATATCAACATATTCAGAATTAAAAACTGCGGTAGCAAACTTTCTAGCTAGAACTGATCTTGATGATCAGATCCCTAACTTTATCCAGTTAGCTGAGGCAAGATTATCTAGAGAGTTAGAAACTAGAGATCAGGAAAAAAGAGCGACTGCAACATTGACAAGCGGTGATGAGTTTATAGCCCTTCCCACTGACATGAGAGAGGTCAGGGAAATCAAGCTAAACACAACTCCAAATGTCGTACTGGAATATAAAAGCCCGACAGCCTTAGACACTGCCTATACTGGCGGAAGTGGCAGACCTTCAGCATATTCTATTGTAGGTGGTGAGTTAAAGATTAGACCTATACCTGACGATAATTATACAGCCGAAATTATTTATATTGGCAGTCTCGCTGCCCTATCAGACAGCAATGCCACAAATGTGATGTTAACACGTCACCCTGATGCTTATTTATCAGGGGCATTGGTTGAGGCTTATACCTACTTAATGGATGAACAAAGGGCATCAACTTATGATGCTAAGTTCACAAGATCTATAGAAGAGATCAGAAAAGACGAACAAAGATCTCACTATGGAACTGGTGCTTTGCACATATCATCAATCTACGCAAAACAATCATCGTCTGCATCATAGGAGAAATAAATGTCAGCAATGTCAGATTATCTAGAACTTAAATTTCTAGATCACTTTACGGGAACAGCATCAACGTCTGCTCCCTCAGCAGTTTATTTGGGATTATCTACAGCAAGCTTGAATGATGATAATTCAGGTACAGAATTAACTGGTAATAACTACTCAAGAAAAGCTATCACTTTTGCTTCTGCTTCAGGTGGATCTATAGCAAGCAACAGTGCAGTTGAATTTGATAGTGCCACTGGCTCATGGGGCGATATCAGCCACTTCGGTATCTATGATGCAAGTTCAGGTGGCAATCTTTTATTTCATGGTGCATTTACAGCATCCAAAACAATAGCAAGTGGAGATATTTTAAAAGTAGCAAGTGGTTCTTTAACAATTTCTGCTACATAATTTAAGGCTTTATTATGGCTTTAGGTATCCCCAATCTAGATCAGATCACGCAAACTTTAGATAGTATCTCAGGAAGTTTCGACAGCAATTCTGATATGTTAAAGGTTGAGTGGTCTAACCCAACTCTAGATCAGTTAGATAGTTGGGGGAACTTAGACAGTCTCGATGCCTTAGGCAATATGGATAGTCTGTCAAGCCTTGCAGTATTGCAGGGTTCGGCAAGTATTTCTACGAGTGCAAGTGTCAGTGGAGAGATCCAGTTTGCTATTGAGATAGAAGGCTCAGTATCAACAAGTGCGAGTGCTAGTGCTACTGGCACAAAGATAAGAACTGCTACAGCAACTATTGCGACAACTGCAACAGCTACGTCTACTCCATCAAGAGTTAGGACTATGGAGGCTACCACAGCCTCAGTTGGAACAATAACAGCCACTGCGACTTATGAAGTCACAATGGTTGGTAATATTAGCACCAGTGCCACTGTTTCAGGATCAGCGGTAAGAATACAACAGCCTTCAGCTAGTGTGGACACAACTGCCACACTTACTGCTAGTGCGAACAGAGTTGCTGTTGCTAGTGCAACTGTAGTTACTGAAGCAAGTGTTACATCTACTCCAAACTATGAAGTGGGTGTTTCTGCAAGTTCTGAGACAACCGCAACGACTGATGTTAGTGCAAAAATTATTGGTGAAGACTGGACTGAGATTGCTGATGGATCTGAGACATGGACAATACAAAATATTGGTTCAGAAGTATGGACAACTCAAAATGTTGGAAGTGAGGTTTGGTTACAGCAATGATTAAGTTTGGTGAATGGTTGCCCGATCAACCTGATTTAGAAAATGCAGGAGTTACAGTCGCAACAAACGTCATTCCTGCTATATCAGGATATAGACCTATTAACAGCTTTCAGGCTGTGTCAGATGCAGGAGATGCCCCGTTAAAAGGTATATTTGCCTCAAAGGATAACTCAGGCAATGTGAAGTTATTTGCAGGCAATGCCACTAAACTTTACGAATTTGACTCATCTGACTCAAGCCTGTCAAGCATTGGTAAGGTTGGCGGGTACACCCTATCCGACACCGAATACTGGAAGTTTGTTCAGTTTGGAACAAGTGTTATTGCTTCAGGTGGTGTAGGCGAAACACTACAAGAATTTACATTAGGAACTGATAGTGCTTTTGCAGATTTAGCCAATGCACCAAAGGCAGATTTTTTAGCAGTGACTAGAGATCAGGTTTGGACTGCCAATATAGATGAAGGCTCAGGTCGAATACCATATAGAGTAAGATGGTCAGGCATTAATGATGCAACCAGTTGGACTGTAGGAACTGATCAGGCAGACTTTCAAGACATTGTGGATGCAGGAGCAATTACTGGTTTAGTTGGAGGAGAATACGCAACTATATTGCTAGAGAAAGCCATATGTATTGCTCAATATGTTGGAACACCGCTTATCTATCAGATTGATAAAGTAGAGACACAGAGAGGCTGTGCTTACTCAGGATCAGTTGGTAATGTTGGAAGGCTTGTATTTTATTTAGCAGAAGATGGATTTTATCAATTTGATGGCACAAAGAGTACACCAATCGGTGCTGAGAAAATAAACAAGTTTTTCTTCAAAGATTTCAATAGTGCTTTTGACTATAAGATGAGTTGTGCAGTAGACCCGCAAAACCAAATAGTTGCGTGGTCATATGTATCAAATGGAAACACTTCAGGATCAACACCTGATAAAATATTGATGTATAATTATGCTGTAGGCAAATGGTCTATAGCTGAAGTGTCGGCAGATCTGATATCACCATTTTATACAGCAGGATATACATTAGAGGGTTTAGACAATCTAAGTGCTACATTAGAAGGATTGCCTGCACCATTAGACAGTAACTTGTATAAGGGCGGTAACTTCTTATTTGGTGGCAGTCTATCAAACAAGATCTATGCTTTTACTGGTCAGCCACTAGATGCAACGATTGAGACAGCAGAGTTTGCTGTCAACAAAGGCAAGCACTCACTGGTTACACGAACAGTTCCTTATTTTAGGGATGGCTCAGTAACGATGCAAGTTGGGGCAAGAGATCGTCAAGATGATGAAGTAACATTCTCAACAGCAAATAGCCTAACTGATGAGGGTTTTGTACAGCATCGATCTCAGGGAAGGTTTCATAGAATAAGAATGAACATATCAGGCTTTTGGGATTTTGCTCAGGGGGTTGATATAGAAGGTCAGCCATTAGGTAGAAGATGACAAGAGTTAACAACTATAAGAGGCTATCACCATTAGGAGATGAGCCACGCACAATATCAAGAGTTGTGAACAATATTTTAGATGGCAAGGTCAACTCGACTGGCAGTGTCACATTAACAAACAGTTCAGCTACAACGACATTGTCTGATGATCGTATTGGTGAGGATAGTGTGATTTTGTTCATGCCAACCACTAGCGATGCTTCATCGACAAACATTCATGTCACATCAAGACAAAAGGGGCAAGCGACATTAAATCATGCAAATGCTACAACCACTAGATCCTTCGAGTACGTCATTTTCGGATGATGCTGATAGGTGTAGAGACTGGATTGTTGATGCTCTTCGGTATGCTCACAATAGTCATACTTATGAACAAGTTATAGATATCGTCAAAAGAGGTGATGCTCAGTTATGGGCATTTGATGATAGTGCAATTGTCACTGAGATAATTGACTATCCGCAACGCAGGACACTGCGGTTTTGGCTTGCAGGCGGTAACCTTAAAACACTGTTAGAGGTAGAGCCAAAAATAAGAAAATGGTCTATATTATACCGATGTGAAGCGGTTGAAATTATAGGCAGAAAGGGTTGGGAAAAAGTTATGAAAGACTACGAACCAACTGCAATCGTTTTAGTAAAGGAATATTAATATGTCAAAAGGTGGTGGCGGAGGAAGTTCAGGCACAGTAAATACTCAGGTTGAACCGCCTGCGTATGCAAAGCCCTTCTTAGAGTTTGGTTTAGCACAAGCTAAAGACAGATTTATGGATGAGATGCCTTCATATTATCCAAACTCAACCACAGTTGGTTTTGCTCCTGAAAGTGAAATGGCTCTTAATATGGTTAGAGACAGAGCCTTAGATCCAAATAGCTTAACAGCTTCAAGTCAAGGGGTTGTACAGCAAAACTTAATGGGAACTAACCCACTAATGAGCATGGCATTTAAGCCAGTTATTGATACAGTCGAAAGTCGATTTGCAAGATCAGGCAGGCTTGGATCAGGTGCTAATCAGCAGGCTCTAGCCTCTGCACTAGCCCCTTATGCTTATCAGGCTCAACAAGATGCACTTAAACTTGCCCCTACTTATCAGAACTTAGATGCACAGCAACTAGCACAAGTTGGATCTGCTAGAGAGGCTGATGCTATGAGCCAACTTCAGGAAAACATAAATAGATATAATTACGAACAAAATATCGGTGATCAGAAGCTACAAAACTACATGAGTTTAGTTGGTGGCGGAACATTAGGTTCTAGCACTGTTCAGCCAGTATTTAGAAATCAGGGTGCTAGTGCTTTAGGAGGTGCTTTAGGCGGGGCACAATTAGCATCGTTAATTAATCCATCTTATGCAGGAATGGGGGCAATCGGTGGCGGATTGTTAGGGTTGTTATAATGAGTAGACCAATAGATGCTTTATTAGGAAACATAGACCCTTTAACTGGATTGAGAAGAGGTATGGTTGGCGGAAACGCATCCTATATGCAAAGTCCAGTAAAGGTAACTGGCTTGCCTCAAATTGACGATAGAAATACTTTAACAGATTATAATAATACAGTTACAATGAGGTCAGGAAACAATATTCCAGTAAGACCTATGACTAATGCGGGTGTTATTGCAGGCACTCCATTTAAAAATAATACCCCTACTTTGTTAACTGGCACAACTACTGGTCAAACAAACACTGGCTTATTAGGTGATACCTTTAGTGATCCGAGAACTGTGGGTGCATTAAATTCTGCCTCTGAGCTAATGAAGTTAGGTGGTTACTCAGTAGGAAAGCCTGCTCCAACATTGGGGCAAGCATTTGGTGTTGGTATACAGTCATATTTAAAGGGCAAGCAAGCTGAAGAGGATAGACAAAGTAAAAGAAGCCAAAACTCTTTGAAGAACCAATTAGAGATGGCTAAGTATTTAAATGAAGTTCAGAAGATGCAGTTAGATCAGCAAAAAACTGGAAAAGAAGATAAGAAAACAGCTTTTACACAAGAGAAAAATTTAAGAGATGCTTTAATCAAAGAAAGCAAGGATAATGTAAAGGCATTAGAAGGGTTTAATAAAGTTGCGGTTGCATCAACTGCCGAGCCTTCAGGAGCAAATGATTTAGCTTTGATTTTTGGTTACATGAAAACAATAGATCCAACTTCTGTTGTTAGAGAAGGTGAGTTTGCAAACGCAGAAAATACTGGTGGAGTTCCTCAGCGAATTTGGAACATATATAATAAAGTTAGGGATGGAGTTAGGTTAACTGCAACGCAAAGAGAAAACTTTTTACAAAGTGCTGTTTTACAAGTTAGACCATACTTGATTAATCAAGAAAGATTAGAAGGTAATTATAGAGATTTAGCCACTAACTATAAGCTAAACCCATCTTTAGTTGTCCAAACAAAACTCCCTACTGAGGGATCTTATTTAAAGCCAATAAAAGTTTCTTCAGATGCAGAAGCTGAAGAGAAACTTAAGAAAGGTCAATTTTACATTTTACCTGACAACTCAATGGGGGTAATTGACTAATGGGAAAAGCAAGAAGAATAGGTCAAGTAAATGTACCTGAAAACACTCAAAACAAAATTGGTAAATTAACTGGAATTACGCAATCAGCTTTGCAGGGGTTAACATTTGGATCTGCGGATGAATTGCAAGCCTTAGCCAGTGGATTATATGCTAAATTTGCTGAAGGAAAAGATTTTAATACAGCTTACGATGAAACAGTAAATGCTATAAGAAGTGATCTTAAATCATTTAGAAAGCAAGAGCCATTATATGCTTATGGATCAGAGATTTTAGGCAGTTTACCAACAGCGGTATTAGGTGGGGCAGGATTAGCAAAAGCAGGATTAGGTGCTATTAAGAGTGCAGGAGTTATGGGCGGTGCTTATGGCGGTCTAGCAACCGATAGTTCAGATCCAGTAGACAAAGCTATTGGCACAACTATTGGCGGATTAACTGGTGGCACATTACAAAAGGTTGCTCCATATGCAACAGAAAGTGCAAAGAAATTAATTAAAAGAGGAGTACCAGTTACAGTTGGCGATGCTGTAGGTGGTGGACTAAAGAAGGTTGAAGAAGCATTAACTTCTGTGCCTTTTGTTGGATCAGCTATTATAGGTGCTAAACAAAGATCAAAGCAAGGATTTGATAGAACTGTATATGAAGAAGTTTTAGAGCCA